AAGAGCGGGAGAAGGCAATACAGCGCGCACTGGCCGCCAGGAATTTGGAGGGCGCTAATATATAAGAATGGACCTCGGGGGAACTATCAACAGCCTCGCCGACAATATCGGCAATAACCGCGGCATGTCGCGGATTCTCGGCAACCCAATCTACACGTCGCTATTGCTAACCGCCGTAATCATGATTATATTCTACTTCATCGTGTGGCCAGAACAATACACATCCATGCGCATGTGGATAGTGCGCACGTTCTTCTATGTGTTCGCGGCGATCCTCATCTCAATGTTCTTGTATCATAGGCATTTCCTGCGAATCATGGATATCGAGCGGAAACGCGACCAGTCGGCCGCCCTGTTCGCCACGCCGAAGGCCGCCCCCGGGGAGATGGTGCCGATTCCCGTGAAGATCGCGGCCGACCTGACGCGGAACATCGAGTGAGGGGGCGCGGCGAGCGCGCGGTGTGCTTTTTTATTGACCGGTGGGCTGATGAATATATATTTCCAGTTAGCTATGGCCGCGGACCGCCCGGAAACTATCACGCTGGAGGCCGATATGTTCCTCGGCAAGACGACGACAATATACGGCATTACGGGGTGGGGGAAATCTACCGTAATCAAGCACATTATGCGCTTGCTGTGCCCCCAGTTCATTGGCCGCGTGATAGTCTTCTGCGCGAGCGACCGGAACAATGGGGGCTATTCAAAGGCGCATGTACCGCCGGCCCTTGTGCATGATGCCGCGAGCCCGGAGATCATCGAGGCGATATACAAGACGCAAGAGCAGTATATGCGCGTATATGCGGCCGCGAACAAACTCGCCGTGTGGGAGAGGTTCTTCCGCGAGGTAGCGAGCCCCGAGCAGCAGCGGGCGGTCGAGGAGAGCTATGATAGGCGCCTTACGGCCATTGATCGCCTGTCGCGGGACTCCACGATCAACGACTCGGTTCGCCTATCGAAGAGGCAGGCGATCGAGGAGGCCCACGAGCAGTTCTTGCTCGCAACTTACAAGAAAACGGTAGTCGCGAATCTGCACCGAATGAGGGCGGCGAACGCGATGAGCACCGAAGAAAGGGTCGCCTTGGAGTGGCGCGACTTCAATCCGCGCACATTAATCGTGTTCGACGACTGCACGACCGACTTACAGAAGATAGCCAAATGTAAGTCCACGCTGGAGGCGATCTTCCAGGGGCGCCACATAGGGTGCACGGTCATCTTCGCTGTGCACTCCGACAAGTATTTGCCTCCGGAAGCGCGGATTAACTCGTCGGTTTCCATATTCGTTCATCCGGGGACAGTGCGCATGTTCGTCGGGCGGGGTTCAAATCCGCTGGATCGCGATTTCGTCGAGCGCCTCAACAAGGCGGCGAAACTAATCCAGAATGGGCCGACCTACGAGAAGGTCATAGTGCTGGGCGGGGAGCGAATAGGGCTCTTCGTGGCGACCGTGTTTCCTCCGTTCTCCGCGGTTTCCAGGGAAATTCGCGAAGCGGCGAGCGGGATGCTTCGGGGCACCGAGGCGGCCGACGACGATCGGTGGATGAGCTCGCTCATTCAGTGAGCGTGCCGCCCAGAATGCGCCGGCGTATCGCCCATATTGCGCCCACGTGTCGCCCATATTGCGCCCACGTATCGCCCATATTGCGCCCACGTATCGCCCGTGTTCTGTCCGCATATAGTTCGCGTGTGGCCCGCATATAACTCATATTCCGCTGGCGTATCCCTGTATTCCGCTCACGTATCCCTACGTCTTCGTTAATCGCGCGTTCGAGAAGCAAAAAAGAAGGCCGATCTGGGCGCCGATTAGAGCCCTGGCGGCCGCGACGAGGAGCTGCCGGCGCCCATATCCGCGGCGTTAGGCAGAGGTTGTGCCTCGCTGTAGAAGAACGTCTGCTTGAGCCCATCGGCAACGTCCGGGGCGAGAACGCGAATCGCGAGCGCATCGTCGGGCGTCTCGAACTCGGCGACCGCCTGCTCCGACTTCACGAGCGCCTCCTTTTCGGCCCGGGTCAGCTCGGGCTTCTTGCCGAGGGCGGCAATGACGCCGCGCGCCTGGGCATAGGCGGCGAGGCCCGGCGCGTCGGGGCCCGCCTCCTTGAGGTTCTTCTTTTTCGTTCGCCTAATGCGCTTCTTCATGAGTTCCTCGCCGATACGATGGTCCTCCTCGATTTGCTTCATGATCAGCTTGAGCACCTCCGTATGCTTATTGTAGAAGTCTATCCTGTCGCGATTCTCCCGGAAGGGACCGAGGAGAGTTACGCTCCCATTCTCGATGACCTTCACGTCGGCCTTGAACTCCGTTTCGTGCCGCAGAACATAGCTGCGCGCCTCTTCGGCGGTCTTGAAGTGGTCGTAATAGATCACGGCGGTCTCGAGGTCCGGCTTCGTGCAGTAGAGGCAATTCGTCACGCGGCGCAATTCCTCGTAGTTGGCCGACATGTAGCGCGAGAAGTGGTGGAAGACATCGGCCGGCGGCTCGATGCTCAGCGCGGGAAGTGTGTCGCGCGCCAGATCGGCCGAGACGAGGGGCGCAAGGGTCGCGGCCGTCGAGCTTACCTTTGATGAGCATCTTTCCAGAACGCCTAGGGCGTCCATCGCGTTGCCGAGGGCCTGCGGGTTGGGCACCGTGCTCGCGTATTCCCATATTGCTCGGCGGGCCCGTTCGATGTTGGTAGAGGCAGTCCGCGCGCCCTGGTAGACCATGCCGGCCGCCGACATGATGTCGCGCGGCGTCGGCGGCGCCGAGTCGGCCCGCGGCGCGGCGCCCGCGGTGGAGAGGAACTCGCGCTTCAGGTCGTCCTGCTGGGGCCGTTCCGGGTCGCTTTCAGGGGGCGCCTTATGGGCCGCCGGCGCGGCAATGATGTGCTTGTCGGGATTGAAGTTGAAATTCGCGTTGAGGAAGGCCCGAACAACGGTCTTCGCCGCCTCGGTGTGCCGCTTCACGAACTTGTCGCGCTCGGCCGCGAGTTCGTCGCGCTCCTCCTGGACGGCCGTGCTGTTAATGCGCGCGTTATATTCTTCTTCGGCGCGCTGAACCGATTCGGGGACGTATTCCTCGAGCAGGCGGTAAAGATAGCCGATCAGCGAGGTAATCAAGAATTGGCGCAGATAGGTCTCGCGGATATCTATGATCGATAGCGCGATGTGCGACTTCTTGCCCGGGGCGATTGTGCCGAACGGGTTCACATGTTTGTTGAGCTCGCGCACATCCTCCTCGGAAAGCTCGCTGATGAGCTCCGGATTCGCAATCAGCGAATTAGTCAGGGCTCGTAGTTCGTCGGGGGTCTTCTTCTGGGAACTCATATTTAGATATACAAGAGGTGCCGAGTGTTGATATAGCGAAAGGGAAAATGAGCGGGCAATTATCAGTGCGCGGCGCCGGAGGGCGAAAGAGTCGGGCTACAACTGTGGCCCGACCCGAAGCGGGACTTGGGCAGGATTCTGGCGGCCCGATAGATACACACGATCGGAACATTCGGGCGCGCTTCGAGGAGGCGATCAAGGGGGCTGCCCGCATATCGCGGGCAGATGGGCTCAGCGAAGGAGCGCGGCAAGAAGTCGAGGAAATCAGGGAGCGCCTCAGGGGGGCAATGACGCACTACAACTTAACGGCCGTTCCCTTCCTGCTCCACATCGGCGAACCTGGAGTCGCCGACCAGTACTACAAGACCATTACGCGCGAGAACTACAGCTCTGTGCTGCTCGATACCTGCGCGGCGCTTATGCGGGTGGCCGACGGGCTCGCGGGCGGCGCCGGCGGCGACTTGGCGCGCGCAGGCAAGCAGTCGGCGGTTCACGCCGTAGAGTGGGCGCGCGGCGACTATCTCGTTCAGGAGTCGGTCGGCCACTGCGCGTCGTGCGGCTCCCAAATGATCATTACGCCGGATTCGAGTGAGGCAACTTGTAGCGCTTGCGGGCGGCTAACGCGAATCGTCGGCACGATGTTCCGCGACGATCAGTTCTATTCTCAGGAGACCATCAAGGGGCGGCATAGCGGATATATCCACTTCCGGCACCTCAAGTTCTGGCTGGAGCGGCTCCAGGCGGTAGAGAACAAGACTTTCTCGCCTGGGGACATTCAGAGGCTGCAGGTGTCGATCGAGGCGGACGGCGTGAATAGCCGCAATCTAGTCTGCGAGACAGTCCGGCGCTACTTGAAGCTGTGCGGGCTTACGGGCCTGAATGACCACGCGCCGCTGCTGACCAAGCTGTTGGGAGGGCGGGCGCCGCCCGTGTTGCCGTTCCCGGCGATTCAGCGAATAACCGTCGACTTCAACCGGATCATGAACATATACAGCTGGCTCTTTCCTAGCTCGGGAAATCGGCCCTATTACCCCTTCTTTATCGGGAAGATAATCGAAATGCGATTCGGCGATGAGCCCGAGATAATGCGGATTATGCAGTACATTCACAAGCAGGAGCGCGACACGACGATCAAGAACGATGCCCGCTATAGGGCAATATGCGAGGCGGCGCCGCCCGAATACGAGCTGAAGTACAAGCCGTCGGAATTCTAACGCGTGATATATACTTTGCCGCGATGTCGTACACACCTTATCCGCCTCCTCCGACGGCGAATGTGCGGGAGATCAATCGTATTCTGCGGGTCAAAGCGACGTCGCCAGTCGCGACTAACGTGCGCGGGGTCCAGACGAATGCGGTTTCGTGCGGGACCCTGAATGTATCGGGGTCGATGCTTATTTCGGGGACTATTTCGCCGCCTGTGAGCTTCGGGAGCTACATTTCCTTGCCGACGAACGGGACCAGCGCGGCGCCCTCGCTAAGGTTCGCCGGGACGCCGGCGGCGGCCTCGACGGGGCTGTACGGGACGGCGGCCGGGGAGATGGCTGTATCGGCCGCGGGAACGGAAGTCGCGCGGTTCACGGCGAGCGGGCTGGGGGTCGATCATGTGGCGCCGTTGACGCCGGGAGGGGATATTGACTTCGGGGGCGCGACGCTGAGCGGGATTGGGCAAATAGTGGTTTGCCCGCGCGTGCTGGACTACTACGGGGGGCTTGTCGATACGGTGGGCGTGGCGACGGCGGCCGTGTTGACGCTGCCGATGGCCGATGCTGGAGGGTATATGGCCGACGTGTATGTAGGATACCATTCGATTCTGCCTGTCGGTGGGGTCGGCTACGATTCGTTTCGGATCCGCGCGGATAAGAGTGCTCTGTTGCCCGCGCCGGGGGTGTCCGCGATGTTCGACACGCGGGCGAATCGCGATGCCGTGTTGGCGGGCATTGTGCCTTCCGTAGCGCCGGCTGCTGGCTCCGCGATTATATATGCGACTGGGGTCGCTGGGCGCACTGTAAGGTGGCAGGCGTGGGCGCGCATGATCTACGTGCCGACCGTGTAGAGGGAAAAAAGATAGCTGCAGAGGAGAATGGGGGCTCAGGAAACGTCCTTGTCTTCGATGCCGAGCAGCTCGCGTAAGCGCTTATTTTTTCCTATGTTCTTGAGGAGCGCTATGCGGAGAAGGGGATTGTATTCATGCTCGGCATATTTGGGAATGCCGAGCTTATCGAGGAGCTTGTTAACCTGGGCCGCAAGAGCGGGCAGCTCGATGGCCGGGGCGAATGATTCGCCGGCGTCGCGGGCGACCACATCGGCGATCTTCGCGAGCTTGTC